AAGAACGAGCCAGTGTGCAAGTGGGAAGGCATGGAGTGCATAAAACTATGATCACACTAACCCGCGAGGAAGCGCAGCAGGTGTTGGATGCGTTGGTGTTTGCAACGCCATCAGGATATGGGCCTACTGAAGTGTATAAGGATTCTATTGCCCTACTTCAAAATCGTCTCGCGAAGGAAACGCCATATGAAGTAGGTCAGCGGCTGTATCGGCAAGGGCTTGGTATCTCTGACATACCAACGGCTGTTTATTCCGATAGTGATATTGCTGAGGCGTATCGTGGTTTTGAAGCAGCCCGACTTAGCGCACCTGAACCTAGTATTGTTGAAGACGCTATCGTGTACGGCACAGGCATCACTATGGGTGGCAAGCGCATTGACCCTGACAGCATTTATAAGGAGCCTGAACCACCCTGCAAAACAGGCAGCCAGTGCATCGGCGGGAAGTGTCCGCAGTGCGAGGAGAAGAACACATGAAGCCCGCCGTCTGGCGGATCTTCCGCAACAACCGATGGACCTACAGCGATCGACCAAGCTCTCGAGCAGATGAACGCGCTGCCTGGCAGCCGCTTTACACAGAGATGCAGCTCAAGGAGTTTGAGCAGCGCATTCGGGCTGAAGAAAAGGAAGCTTGCGCGAAGATGCTCGATGAGATGGCCGCAAAAAGACAAGCTGACCAACTACTACAAAGTGGCGGCAGTTGCGATCAGAGCGAAGGGCGAATGATGCGCCGCATTCGTCCTGACGCCGGCTTTGTTGCCGAGCAAGCAGAGCGCATGACTGATCTGCTGCAGCAACGCTCGGCCATTCCGCGTGAGGATCTCGAGTACTTGGTTGAGCGAGCGGCGAAGCGTGAAANNCGAGCGCATGCAAGCGGCCATCGCTGGGCTGATTGGCTGGGGCGACGAGGAGCGCGCCGAGATTGAGACCTTCGTGGCGATCGCGATCGAGGTGATGAAGAAGACCAACGTATCAAAGCTGCGCGAGGCGGCGCAGACCGTGGAGCTGCGATACCTGATGAAGGAGACAACGAAATGACGATGAGCTTTTACACCGGCGACTTCCCGCACCGATGGGAAGTCCATCAACGCGAAGGCCGTTATGCGGTCTGCAAGGTCAGCAACGAGCGCATGCGATTCGGCGCTGACGGCAGCGTGGGCATTGGGTCTTGTGGACCGGAGCCAATGTACTGGTACGACACCCAGGATTTCGCAGAGCTGTCGCGCCGCTGGTGCGAGCGGATGGATCAGGTTGCATACGAGCTGACGGGTCCGAAGAACAGGATCACGGTGGGTCTGGGTTATGTTGTCAACTCGCAGATAGGCACGACCTTCAAAGTCAATCACAAGACTGTCGCTCACATCGATGCGAACGGCAACGTCGTCGCCTTCGACCTTCCGTGGATTGTGTGGACATGGATGAAGACGACGGCGCTGGTGAAGATAGCGAAGCGTCTTTGGTACGGTGAAAGGGGCCAGCAATGATCGACCGCCCAATCACCACCGACGCGCTGTGGTTCCGCGATCCTGACATCGATCCACCACCGCGCGCTTGCAGCCTGCTGCTGCTGAACCCTGGCGGTGTGCTGATCGTCGGCAACTGGACCGACGACTGCCTGGGCTGGTGTCCGAAGCCGAAGATTCCGCCGAGCATTAAGGCAAAGATGGCCTGGAAACCATAGGCCGTGGCATCATAAGCATTGACATACTTCGAGGTGATCATGGGAATGCTAATCGTTGGAATGCTGATCGGTGCGGCAGCTGGCGTCCTGCTGGTGTCGCTGTGTGTGATTTCGAAAGATGGTGACCATGACTGACACCAGCCTGACCCACAAGATGGGCTTCCGGTCGCGCAAACCGCACGCGATGACGGACGCCGAGCGGCAGCAGAAGGTGCGCAGGAACCGGGGCACGCGTCAGTTGCAGCTCGCCCTTGACGCTGACGTGTCGGCAGCGATCCTGTACATCCGCAAGGAGTGGGGCATCGCCACGAACCGCGAGGCGTGCCAGGCGGCGATCCGCTTTCTGGCGCTGTGTACCCGGCAAGGACTGCAGCGCCTGCCGCAAACGATCGACGATTGACCGGAATATCACAATGATGTAGGATCGACAGCGGGATATTGCGTCCCAGAAAAGCTCGCTTTTGGCGGGCTTTTTTTGTACCTATGGCCCCCGGCTCCGACCGTAGTGGTGGTCTCCCACGAAAGACGGGGACTGCGGGGCCACCCTTTGGAGACGGCAATGGACGGCAGAGGAATCATCGGCAGGGCAGCGTCGCAGGGTTTGTACGCCAACATTGCAGCCAAGCGTGAGCGCATCAAGGCGGGAAGCGGTGAGCGCATGCGCAAGCCTAATTCGCCCGGCGCGCCGTCGAATGCCGACTTCAAGGCTGCGGCCAAGACCGCGAGAAAGTGAACGAATGAAGAAGGGTAAGCCCACCAACATCGGCCCGGCGTTGCACGTCGAGCCAAAGCGCAAGGCCGCTGACGAGCTGAAGGCCGAGGTCTTGGCCGTCGCCGACGAGGTCTTCGACCGCTACGTGTGGGGTGAGTCCTTTCAGTCGATCGCTGCAAGCCTGCCGTTCAAGGTTGCTGGCTGGAAGCTCAGGATCATCCTGATGGAGTCTGAGGAGACCCGCGACACGTACGCGAACGCGAACATTCTCCGGTCGCACAACCTGATTGAGGCGTCGCTGGACTACGGCCGCCAGGCGGCAGCGCAGGGCGATGCGGCTGGTTTCAAGGTGGCAATCGACACGAACATGAAGATCGCCGCGAAGTTGAACGCGGCTTACAACGACAAGGCGACGATCGAGCACACAGGGCAGGGCGGTGGTCCGATCAAGCTGTTGGCCATGACGGACGATGAGCTGCTGGCGATCGCTGCCAAGGGCATGCAGGAGAGGGCTGAGTAATGCCAGGACTAGTCGCAGACCAGATGCCGGTCGATCCGGCGAACTTCGGTAACCGCACCGACGGCACAGCCAAGGGCATGGGTTTCTTCGGTGCGTTGAAGCGTCCCGATGGTGACATATCGACCGAGCTGTCGATCGGCGTGAACATCGAAGGCAAGGAGCTGGAGATCCCGCTACTGGTGCCGGGCCTGACGAAGGCCGAAATTCAGCTTCTGCTGGAGGACGGTGAACCGACGGACGAGATCGTGGGCAAGGCCGTCTTCCACGCACAGAAGCGGCTTGCAAAGGGCTTGAGTCCTTTTGCTGGTCCTGACGAGCAAGCTGGCTTGCCGGAGGACGAAGAGTGATCGCCCCGGCCGAAGCTGCAGAAGAACTGCTGTCCCGCCGCAAGGCGAGGGAATCGTTTCCGCATTACTGCACGTACCGGCTGCCGGAGGAGATGAGTCTGGCGCCGCACCACGTCCTGCTGACCAACGCGCTGGACCGGGTGGAGAAGGGCGAGATCGACCGCCTGCTGGTGATGATGCCGCCAGGTAGCGCGAAGTCCACGTACGGTTCCGTCTACTTTCCCGAATACTTTGTTGGCCGCAACCCGCAGCTCTCCGTCATTGCAGCCTCGCACACCGCCGAGCTGGCCGAGCGTTTCGGCCGCCGGGTGCGCAATGGCGTGGACGATGTGGAGTTCAAGGCGCTGTTTCCGCTGGTGACGCTGGCTGCTGACAGCACGGCCGCTGGCCGGTGGGGAACTAACCACGGCGGCGAGTACACGGCCGTCGGTGTCGGTGGATCCGTCACTGGCCGCCGCGGTGACCTGATCGTGGTCGACGACCCGGTGCGAAGCCGTGAGGATGCCGACAGCGAGCGCGTGCGCGAGAAGACATGGGAATGGTGGACCAATGACCTGCTGACCCGACTGAAGCCGGGGGGTCGCATTGTTGTAATTATGACAAGGTGGCACGAGGATGACTTGGCCGGCCGACTGCTCGAGCGCGAGCCACAGCGGTGGGAGGTGATCAAGCTGCCAATGGTGGCGCAGGACAACGACCCGCTGGGCCGTGAGCCAGGCGAGCGGCTGTGGAAAGAATGGTTTACGGATGAGATGGTGCGCCAGGCGCAGTCTGATCCGCGGTCGTGGATCTCGCTGTACCAGCAGGAGCCACGGCCAGCCGAGGGTGCGGAGTTCAAGCGCAGCTGGATCTGCCGCTTCAACGACGCGCCGAAGAAGATGAACAAGGTGATCCTGGTCGACCCGGCGGGCGACCCGCAGACATCGGCCGGCAAGCGCAAGCGCAGCGACCGGACGGTCATGTGGGTGGTTGGACTCGCGGCCGACGGCAATGCATTTATCGTCGACGGGATCATTGACCGGCTGACGTTGACGCAGCGCGCCGACAAGCTCTTTGAACTGCACAAGAAGCACAAGCCAATGCAGGTGCGCTACGAGCGTTACGGAATGATGGGCGATATCTCGCACATCAGGAACGAGATGGAGCACCGGCAGTACCGCTTCAAGATCACCGAGGTCGCAGGTGCGATCGAGAAGAACGCCCGCATCCGGCGCCTGATCCCGTGGTTCGAAGGCGGGCGGATCTGGATGCCGCAGGCGTTGAACTACGTGGATGTGCAGGGCCACCAGCACGAGCTAATTCAGGAGCTGCTGGATGTGGAGTACGCCACGTTCCCGGTCGGTCGGTTTGATGACGGCATGGACTGCCTGGCGCGATTGGATGAGCCGAGCCTGACGCTGCCGTGGCCAGACGAGGATGAGATTTGGAACGCAACGCCGGCCGGTGCAGAAACCGCCTGGGAAGCAATAGATTCCGTAACAGGATATTGATCAAAGGAATTGCAAATGAATGCCAACGAGATCCCACAAGACATGGCTGTGCTGGTCGGCGAAGAGCTGATGACACCGGAGCAGTTTGAGAACATGCAAAAGCAGGAGGTCGAAAAGCTGCACGGCATGTTTACCAAGCTTCGCGACGAATGGGTCCAGCATCGCGGCACGTCGGACGTGGAGAAGCGTTGGCGCCGCAACAGCCAGCTGTACTTTGGCGACCGTGGTGAGGCGAACCCGAGCGAGTTTGAGAACACGCTGAAGAACGGCCCGCCGGCGCGCAAAGCGCAGGACGGCAACCGCTCTCGAGTGGTGATCAATATCGTGCGACCGAAGGTCGACCAAGCAGTCGCTCGCATGTGCGAGATCCTGTTCCCTGTCGACGATCGGAACTGGGGTCTGAAGCCAACGCCGATCCCGGACCTGGCTGACATGGTCGGCAACAACACGCCAACAGTGAACCCGATGACTGGCGAGAAGACTGGCATGACGGCCAATGAGGAAGCGCAGATCGTGATGCAGGCCGCGAAGGAAGCGGCGACTGCCATGGAGCGGTCGATTGACGACAGCCTGACTGAGTGCAAGTACAACGGCGAGAGCCGCAAGGGTATTGAGGACGGCGTGCGACTGGGCACGATGGTGATGTATGGCCCGTTCCCTGCGCGTCAGACCAGCAAGGCCTGGCTGCCACAGCCGGACGGCACGCAGGTCATGCAGATCAACGAGTCGACTTGTCCCGGCATCAATGCGCCTGGATCCGTGGGACGTGTTCTTCGATCCGTCGTGCGGCAACGATCACCAGCGCGGCCGCGGCGTTTTTCTTCCGCCGCAACGTGACGCGCAAGGAGCTGCGACAGTTGGTCAACCTCCCAGGCTTTGATACCGAAGCCATTCGCGATGTGTTGAGAGAAAAGCCGAAACCGCGTGCGTGTTGCAGAGGGTCGCGTGTTGCGCGACATCATCAAGGAAGACAGCTACGAGATGTGGACCTACCACGGCGAGATTGAGCCGGAGGAAATGGAGATGCTGTCCACACGCACCGGCGACCCGCTGACTGATGTGTCGTTCGGCGTGCTGGTGATTGTCAACGACAAGGTGATTGGCGCCATGGAGTCGTGGGTTCCTGACCAGACGCTGCCGGTCGACGTGTGGTGCTGGCGCAAGAGCGACAGCTCTCCGTACGGCTACGGCCTGCCGGACGAGTTGGAGAGCCAGCAGCGGGTAGTCAACTCTGCCTGGCGGCAGGTGATGGACAACGGCCGCACGTCGCTCGGTGGCCAGATCGTGATGAAAAAGGGCATGGTCATCCCGCAGAACAATAGCTGGGAGATCACGCCGAACAAGATCTGGCTGGCCAAGGACGACATGGCCGACGTGCGCCAGGCGTTCAGCGTCTTTGAGTTCAACAGTCACCTGCAAGAGCTGCTGGCAATCGCTCAGGCTGCGATGCAGTTTGCCGACGTGGAGTCCTCCATGCCGCAGATCATGGGCGGCGAGCAGGGCAGCGCGCCGGAGACCGTCGGCGGGATGGTCATGTTGTATAACAATGCGAATGCTGTGCTGCGCCAGCGCGTGAAGCTTTATGACGATGCGATCACCCGCCCGCACATTGGCCGCTACTACGACTGGAAGATGTGCAACGAGTCTGACCCGGCGATCAAGGGCGACTTTGAGATCGATGCACGCGGAAGCACCGCGCTGATCGAGCGCGACATCCAGAACCAGGCGCTGCTGAACCTGGCGAACATCACCAACAATGCTCGCTACATCCCGCACCTCAAAGAGCGCGAGGAGCTGAAGGCGATCCTGAAGGCATTCAAGGTCAACCCGGACGAAATCATGAAGCCGGAGGACCAGGTGGCCCAGGAGCAGCAAGCGCAGGCTGAGCAGGGCGCGCCGCAGGATCCGCGGATCGTGGCAGCGCAGATGAACATGGAAGCCAAGCAGCTCGAGCTGCAGGGCCGCCAGGCGCAGCGTGACTTTGAGCTGCAGCGCAACACGGCCGAGATGAACCTAAAGTCCCAGAGCCTGGCCTACAACGCGCAGCGCGAGCAGGCTGAGTATGAGATTGCGATGACGGACAGCGCGATGGAGCGCGATCTGGCGATCACGAAGCTGGGGCAGGACGCTCAGCTGACCCGCGAGCAGCTGGCCGCCAAGGAGCGTCTGGAGATGCTGAAGATTGACAACTCCCGGCAGATCTTCAATGCGGAAGCGGCCATCAAGGTTCGCCAAGGATCGGGGATCTGAGGTGTTGCGCCAGATATCACAATGCTGTAAAGAAGCGTAAAATAACGAAACCCCAGCAGGCGGCAACCTGGCTGGGGCTTCTGACCAACATGATGAAGGAGCATCACGGTGGATACAAAAATTATACCTCGCAAAGAAGCCAAAAAATTAAAGCTAAAGAAATACTTTACTGGGAATCCTTGTAAAAGGGGACACATTGCGGAACGCAATACGTCCCTTGGAAACTGCACACAATGCGAGCGCGAAAGAGGCAAATTAAGGTCTAAAACAGAACTTGGACAGTTGTCTAAAGCTCGCTCAGAAAGAGGGCGCAGAACTGGAGCCACCGCAGCGAGAGCAAAAAAAAGACGTGCTGCAAATCCTGATTTATTTAGCTTTGCGGTTGCTGAATGGCGGAAAAGAAATCCTGAAAAGGCGGCTGCTTACACGGCGCTGAGAACCGCGACCAAAATGTCGCAAACACCGAAGTGGCTAAATAGACAACAAAAACTGCAGATTGCTGTTAAATATGCAGAAGCAAGATGGATGACTGTTCGCACTGGCTTTAAGCATCACGTTGATCACATCATTCCATTGCGAGGGAAGGCTGCTTCCGGCTTGCATGTGCCATGGAATTTGCGCGTTATCCCGGCGCGCGAAAACATCAAAAAATCCAACCGCTTGACACAAGGTATCACTATGCTATAGTTTGCTCCGGGGCAGTGTCTCCGGAATTTTCACTGACTCTCTCTCCAAAGTTGTTTTTAAGGGCTTCCAAAGTTTTGGAAGCCCTTTTTGTTTTCGGAACTTTTCATGCTTAAACCGGAAGATTTCCGATCTACAACTTGGCGTCGGCTTTCGAAGACCATCCAGGATCGTGTGGATGAACTCCGAAAGCTGAACGACAACCCGTCGTACGGCATAGAACAGACAGCCCTGATCCGCGGTGGGATCAGTGAGCTGAGCAAGATTCTCAGCCTGGCCGAAGAGGCCAGCCTGAGTCCAGCGATCGACCCCGACGAATTAGCCGGCGTCGATGACCAAGGTCAGCAATGACCAAACACCGAAGTGAGACCAAAATTTTATGAACACACAGGAAACGGCAAACCCGCAGGAAGAAGCACAGAAAATCTGGGATCAACTGGAAGCTGAGGAGTCGGGCAAGTCCCCACGCCAGGCAAAAGAAGATCCGCCAGAAGCAGGCGAAGCTCCGGCTGACCCCACCGACCAAGCACCCGCCGATCAGGCCGATGCAAATGATGGCGGTGAAGAGGCGGCAACGACGGGCGAGTCTGTCTTGTTGGACAAGATTGCTGGGCTGGAGACGATGCTGACCCAGGTCACGCAGCGTCTGAGAAATGCAGAAGGCCACATCGGAGGCTTGGGCAGCCAAATGAAGCAACAGCTTCAGGCGGCGCAACAGGTCTCAGCGAAGGGCGGCGAAGCGCCAACAGCCGGAGAGATCCGGGAAGCGCAGAGCAACCCCAAGGCGATGGAGTCTTTGAAGCGCGACTACCCAGAGTTCGCGGAGGCAATGGAAGCTGCATTGAGCGAGCAGCTGCAAGCGATTAAGGCGTCAATGCCTCAACCGCAAATGCAGCAGGCTGGTGTCACGGCAGAAGAATTTGCCCGCATGCGTAGCGAAATGGCGGTCGAGATTCGGCATCCGGGTTGGCAGGATCGTGTGAAGACGACTGAATTCATGGGCTGGATGCAACGCCAGCCTCGAGAAGTGCAGATGCTTGCGGCGAGCGAAAGCCCGCAAGATGCGGTCCGCTTGCTTGATCTGCATTCCGAAGCCATGAAGTCAGTTCCGTCGCAAAGAACGCAGCGCCTTAGCTCTGCAGCGGCAATTCCTTCAGGCCGGTCTGGCGGAAACATTCGTCAGAAAGCCGTAGAGGATATGTCGCCTGACGAGTACTGGCGCTATCTAGATGAACTTGATCGACAAAAAGGGTAATTGATCATGCAAACTTATTCGCTAGTTCCTTCACGGAACCTCATCATGGCTGAGCGTGAAATGCTCAAGCACGCCATGCCTATCAAAGTGCTGAGCACCTTCGGCACCCAGAAACAAATCCCGCAGAACAAGACTGACACCGTTGTGTTCCGTCGCGCTCTGCCAATCGACGCTGGCTCCAACGGCGCACCGAACATCACCACCAGCAACTACCTGCTGCAGGAAGGTGTGACTCCGGGTTCGCGCACGATTGCCTATCAGGACGTGCAGGTCACCCTGCAGCAGTACGGTGTTCTGATGAAGCTCTCGAGCAAGGCTGAGAACATGTACGAGGACGACATCCCCGGCGACATGGTCAAGCTGGTCGGCGAGCACATGGCATCGATCGAAGAGCTGATTTCCTACGGCGTCGTCCGCGGCGGCACCAACGTCGTGTACGCCAACGGCACAGCTCGCGCTTCGGTCAACACTGGCATCAGCGTGAACAAGCTGCGCCAGGCTCGTCGTCAGCTCGAGAACGCACACGCCAACATGGTCACTGAGAAGCTCGCTTCGTCTGTGAACTTCGGCACTGCTGCGGTTGAACCTGGTTATCTGGTGTTCATCCACACCGACATGGAAGCCGACATCCGTAGTCTGACTGTCAACAGCCAGAACGTGTTTGTCCCGGTCGCCAAGTACGGTTCGCAGAAGCCTGTGCATGAGCGCGAGATCGGCTCGATCGAGAACTTCCGCGTTATCACATCGCCGTACTTCAAGCCGTTCCTGTCGGCTGGTGGCACCGTCACTGCGGGCGCTTTCCTGTCCAACGGCGGCACGACTGGCACCACGGCTGACGTGTACCCAACCATGGTGATCGCACAAGAAGCTTGGGGTCAGGTTGCACTGAAGGGCATGAACGCCATTCAGCCGATCTACCTGCCGGCAAAGCAAATCACTCACGCCAATCCTATGGGGCAGTTCGGATATGTAGGCGCCAATTTTTATAAGAACGCAGTGCGTTTAAATGAAAATTGGATGGTGAGAATAGAGTCCGCCTGCTCTGCTCTGTGATGACATGGGGACTTCGGTCCCCATCTCGCAACCAATTCTGTTTAAAGGATAAGAATCATGTCTGACAATCAATCTCTAAACCGTGGCTTGACCATGGCCCTGAACAGCGGTGGTTTGGCTGAAGGCACAAACGCCAACACCATCCAGATCGCCGCTGCCATCAACTACATCATCGACGGCCAGTTCTACAGCAAGGCAATCACCGACAACATCGCCATCAGCTACAGCGGTCCTACCGTGTATCAGGCTGCTGCCGGTGGTATTCAAGCTGTCAACGGTGGCTTTACTGGCGGCGTCAATGGTTCGACTCGTATCTACGGCATCTTCCTGAATGCTTCCGGTGCTGTGTCGATCCTGCCAGGTCCGATCGTTGACAACGTCGAGCTGGCTGCTGGTCGCATTTCTCTGCAATGGCCTGACGCGCCTGCTGGCGTTTGCCCGATCGGTGGTCTGCGCATCGCGCTGACTGCTGGCACGGCATTCACGCCTGGCGGCACTGACCTGTCCGCATCGGGTGTCACTGACACCTTCTACAACCTGGCCGACATGCCGGCCAATCCGCTGACTGCCTAAGTCAGTTTAAGGGGGCTGCCTTCGGGCGGCTCCCTGCTTTACCCCATTTAACGGAGACCGAACAATGACTGACAAGATTAATAGCTACGAACGCAAGCGCGGCGTTTCATCTGAGGACGTGGAAATCGTCAACAAGGTGCAGCCTGCTGCGCAAGCCACCAAGGGCGGCCATGAGATCGACACTGAACAGGTGATCAGAACTGATGCGCTCGACCAGGAAGCTTTCATGCGCGACGAAATGGAAATTGTCTTGATGGAGCCGGGCAACGAGAACGATGCTCAGTTCTGCGAGGTGAACGTCAATGGCGACTATCGCCTCTTGATGCGCAATGGCGAGCCGCAGAGGCTGCGCCGGTATCACGTTGCTGTACTGGCTCAGGCCAAGCAGTCGCGTGTGCGTCAGAAGAAGATCGTTGCACCCGACGGATCAATGGGTTTCCACGAAGAGAACGTCTTGTCACTCGTTTACCCGTTCTCTGTAATTAACGATCCGAACCCAAAGCAAGGCGCTGCTTGGCTGCGTCAGATACTCGCTAACCCGGTGTAAGAAATGAACTATCTTCAGCTCGCTCAACGACTCAGCTCCGAAGTTGGCGCGTCCGGCAACGGACCGTCTTCGGTGGTGAGTCAGGCCGGTGCCAACCTTCGGTTGGTGAACTGGATCAACTCAGCGTGGCTGGAGATACAGGGACTGCACAACACCTGGAACTGGATGCGGCATAAGTTTCAATGGGAGACAGTCACCGGTACTGGTGACTATCTGCCCACCGCGATCACGAACCAGTTGACCGGCAACCTGATGACGGATCTTCGCTACTGGTACAAGGACACGTTCCGCGCCCAGAAGAAAAGCATCGGTGTTCAAGACGAGCAGTGGCTAGTGGAGTGGGAGTACTACGTGTTTCGCAACACGTACCGCTTCAACTTGCAGGTGGTCGGCCGTCCGGTGGTGTTCGCTGAGAACCCGCAAGGCAAAGCCATCATGCTTGGCCAGGCGCCTGACGACGTGTACCTGATCACGGGTGAGTACCAGAAGAAGGCGTACGCGCTGGTGAACAACACTGACGAGCCGGACATCCCGGAGGCTTACCACTTGATGATCGTCTACAAGGCGATGGTCTCGTACGGCCTGTTCGAAGCTGCTGCTGAGGTCATCCAGCGCGGCCAGGCTGAATATCAGAATCTCTTGACGCAGCTCGAGCGTGAGCAGCTGCAAGAGGTTTATCTCGGAAATCCTTTGGCTTGAGGCGGCGGACAGAATGAATCTCCAGCTGCCACAGGTTCGATATGACTTGATCAGCCTAGCTGGCGGGCTGGATCAGGTCACGCCGACCTTGTCGCTGAACCCCGGTGTCGTACGCCGGTCTGCAAACTTCGAATGCTCCATCACTGGCGGCTACACGCGCATTGCAGGCTACGAGCGGTTTGACGGACGGCCAGCGCCATCGGCAGCGCGTTACAACTATTTGAGCTGCACCCTGACGGGTGCGGTCGCTGTGGGCAATACCATCACCGGCGTCACGTCTGGTGCGACCGGCAAGGTGATTGCGATTGCAGGCAGTAACCTAGTGATCACCCGCGAGACCGGCGCGTTTGTTGTTGCTGAGTCGATCACGGTCAGCGCAGCACCGGTCGGTGTGATTAATGAAATTATCGGCATGGTTGCCGATGGCCTGACTGATGCGCAGTACAAGTCTCTTGCAGCAGCAGATTATCGAGCTTCAATCCAAGCGGTGCCAGGCTCTGGTCCGATCCGCGGTGTTGCCTTCTACGCCGGCAAGGTCTACGCGTGGCGCAACAACGTCGGCGGCACGGCGCTTGGCATGTACATGTCGACCTCCGGCGGATGGGCTGCGATCAACCTTGGCATCGAGCTGCGGTTTGATGCCGGTGCTGTGGCCATCGCTGACGGTGCAACGGTCACTGGAGCCACGAGCGGCGCAACAGCAGTAGCGCGCCGGGTGGTTCTGGAAGATGGTTCATGGGGTGGTACGACGCTGGCTTCTGGCCGATTGATCTTCACCTCAGTGACCGGCACGTTCGTTGACAACGAGAACCTTTTGGTCGGTGCAACGGTATGTGCGGTGGCCAACGGCACGGCCAGCCAGATGACGTTCCTGCCAGACGGTCGCGTGCAGGCGGTGGTCGCGAACTTTGGTGGCGGCCAGACGAATCGGAAGATGTACTTCTGCGATACGAAGAACCGCGCTTTTGAGTGGGACGGCAACTACCTCGTGCCGATTACCACCGGCATGTCGCCTGATACACCAACGCGCATTCAGGTTCATAAGCAGCATTTGTTTTTAGCCTTCGGTCACTCTTTGCAGTTCTCTGGTCTTGGCTTGCCATACCAGTGGTCGCCGGTGGTAGGTGCTGGCGAGATCGCGATGAACGCGCCGATCACGAACCTGATCATCCTGCCTGGCGATCAGTCGAGCGGCGCAATGGGCGTCTACACCGAGAGCGACACGTCGGTTCTGTATGGCTCGAGCGAAGCGGACTTCAAGCTGTCGAACTTCAACACCGGCACGGGGGCGCTGGCTTACACGGCGCAGAACATGGATCAGACCTACGCGCTGTCAGAGCGCGGCGTGATGGCCATGGGAACGACACTGAACTTCGGTAACTTCTTGGCCGCGTCGCTGACGATGAACATCCGTCCGTTCGTGCAGGCTCGCCGGAATCTTGCGACTGCTTCAGTGGTCAACCGAGAGAAGGGGCAGTACCGGGTTTTCTTCTCTGACGGCACGGGCCTGTATCTGACGATCGCCAACGGCAAGTACCTGGGTGCGATGCCTGTGCAGTTTGTTGACCCTGTGCTTTGCTGCACCGAGGGCGACAGCGTTGACGGCCCGGAGGTCTCTTACTTCGGATCTGACAATGGCTTTGTGTACACGCTGGACGCAGGCACGTCATTCGACGGCGCTGTGATCCCGGCGAATATCACATTGGTTTACAACAGCATCAGATCGCCGCGGATATTGAAGCGCTACCGGCGCGCGAGCGTTGAGCTGACCGGTGATTCGTACGCAGAGTTCAGCTTCGGTTACGACCTTGGCTACGCATCACCCGAGGTCAATCAGCCTAGTGATGAGGCGTACGCCAACGATCTCCGATCGGCTTACTGGGATTCCTTCACTTGGGACAACTTTGTTTTTGATGGACGGGACTTGTCTCCGTCCGAGATTGAGGTCACTGGCACGGCCGAGAACATGGCGATCCGTATTTCGTCCGTGTCCGATTTGTTTAAGCCTTTCACCGTGAACTCAATCCTCGTTCACTACACCATGCGCCGAGGCATTCGATGAGCAATCCATATTACGACCACACCACCTATCCGAACCCCAACGCGCCAGGCGCTTCGGCCGCCTTGCGCGCTGAGCTGGAGCTGATCTCCGCGGGCTTCGACAAACTTCCAACGCTTGCTGGCAATGCTGGCAAGCTTGTCCGGGTCAACGCTGCGGGCACGGCACTCGAGGCCGGCGGAACCATCGGCCTTATTGACTTCGATATCGCAGGCGGCGCCGATGCGGTTGCGCGGCTGGTCTGGAACGACACCGACGGCACGCTGAACCTGGGCTTGAAGGGCGGCAACGTCGTCCTCCAACTCGGCCAGGAAGAAGTACTGCGCGTGCTCAACACCACCGGCTCCACGCTGACGCCTGGCCAGGTGGTCTACATCGTTGGCGCCTCCGGCTCCAGACCCACTGTTGCGCTTGCGCAGGCCAATGATGAGCCGACATCGACCAAGGTCATCGGCTTTGTCGCTGAAAGCATTGCAAACAACGCGCAGGGCTTCGTCACGACCGCAGGTTTGTTGCGCGATGTAAACACGTCAGCGTTCGCAGAAGGCGCTGTGCTGTGGCTGTCGGCAACCACTCCAGGTGCCATTACCTCGACCAAGCCTACGGCGCCGAACCATGGCGTGCTGGTGGGCTACTGCGTGCGCGCCAATGCGTCGAACGGCATCATCTACGTCATGGTGCAGAACGGCTACGAGCTGGACGAGCTGCACGATGTGCTGATCACGAGCCTGGCCAACAACAACATGCTGAAGTGGGATGCAGGCTCCAGCGTGTGGCGCAACGTCGCCGGCCCGGCTGGCGCCGTGGTCGGTACGACCGACACCCAGACCCTGACCAACAAGACCATCTCCGGCGGCACGGTGACCGGCGCTGCGGTGACGGGCCTGTCTGCTCCGTCGGGATCCAGCGATGCGACCACGAAGGCCTACGTTGACGCGGCTGACGCGTTAAAGCTCAACCTGTCGGGCGGCACGATGTCCGGTGCCATTGCGATGGGCACCAACAAGATCACTGGCTTGGGTACGCCGACCGCGGATGCGGATGCAGCGACCAAGGCGTACGTCGACGGCGTGGCTCAGGGTCTGGATATCAAGGCCAGCGTCGTCGTGGCGACAACGGCCAACATCACCCTGTCCGGCACGCAGACGATCGATGGCGTGGCTCTGGTGGCCGGCCAGCGTGTGCTGGTCAAGGATCAGTCTGCGCAGGCCGAAAACGGCATCTATCTGGTGGCGGCCGGCAGCTGGACCCGAACGACCGACATGGACGCTTGGACCGAGTTCCCAGGCGCGTTCGTGTTCGTGGAGCAGGGCACGGTCAACGACAACACGGGCTGGGTTTGCACGGTCGCAGCCGGCGGCACGCTGGGCTCGACTGCGGTGACCTTCGAGCAGTTCTCCGGCGCCGGTCAGATCACCGCCGGCACCGGCATGACGAAGACCGGCAACACGTTAAACGTCAACACCGCGTCTGCCAGCCGTATTGTGGTGGGCGCCGATGAGATTGACCTGGCGACTACGGGTGTCGCGGCTGCGACTTACCGGTCTGTTACGGTCGACCAGTGGGGTCGAGTGACTGCGGGCACGAACCCGACCACGATCAGCGGCTACGCGATCACCGACGCGTACACGAAGTCGGAGATTGATACCTTTGTCAACGCCAAGCTAAGTCTCTCTGGCGGCACCATGAGTGGCAACATCACCATGGGCGGCAACAAAGTGACGGGCTTGGGTGCGCCGACAGCCAGCTCCGATGCAGTGACGCTGGACTACGTCACAACCTTGTACGGCAGCACCGCAAGTGCAGCTAACAGTGCCGCAGATGCGCTGACGTACAAGAATGCTGCCGAGTCGGCGGCCACTACGGCGACTGCCCAAGCCAGCACGGCGACAAGCGCAGCAAGCACCGCAACGACGCAAGCAGGCATTGCGACGACGCAGGCAGGAATTGCCACGTCAGCAGCCACCTCAGCGGAGGCGGCGTGGGACCAGTTCGATGACCGGTACTTAGGCGCGAAAAGCACGCCACCAATCGTCGACAACGATGGCAATCCGCTGGTGACGGGTGCGCTGTACTTTGACACCACCGGCAATTTGATGAAGGTCTACACCGGGTCGAGCTGGATTAATGCTGGTTCGGCAGTCAACGGCACTTCATCCCGGCAAAAGTACACAGCCACAGCAGGGCAAACAACTTTTGCCATCGTCTATGACGTGGGCTTTGTGGATGTGTATCTGAACGGACTTAAGCTTGAGGTAGGTGTTGACTTCACTGCAACTAACGGCACGAGTGTGGTGTTAACCACGGGTGCTACCGCAGGCGACATCATCGACATGGTGGCTTACGGCACGTTCAGCCTGGCAAACATGTACACGAAGGCAGAAGCTGACGCGCTACTGGCGGCCAAAGCCAATCAAGCAACGACATACACAAAGTCAGAGGTAGACGCGGCAAACGCGCTAAAGCTCAATGTCGCCAATCCATCTTATACAGGCACCATCACTGGAATCGGTGGCAGCGGCTTGTTTCGCAAAGCAGATCCGACCATCGTTGCCTTCACAAAAACCGGCAACGGCACTGCCACGACCTCCACCACGCTTTACTTGGAAATCAACGGAACTGTCAGAACGATTGCCAGCGGCACGTCGATCACGATGCCAACGCTGTCTGCTGGCACGGATTACGCTATCTGGGCTAAGCCTGATGGCACGTTGGAGGCCACCAGCAACCATACGTCGCCGCCTGTTGCCAACTCTCGCAAGATTGGCGGCTTCCATTACGCTCCTGGCGGGAACGCCACCGCGCAGTCTGGCGGCAACACCACTGCGCAGATCAACGAATACTCGTTCTGGGACTTGAAGTTCAAGCCATCTTGCGCTGATCCTCGTGGCATGACGTTAGTCGCTGGCGCTTTTTGGATGGACATTTACCTGACTGGGGTGGATGCGATAACCAACGGCTCGTCCAAATACAACGTGACGATGGCAGATGGATCTAGCCCGCCGAAAGTGCCCACCATGTTTGGCGGCAACGGCACAACGACCTACGGCAGCTACACATGGTTTGAAGCGATGGAGCTGGCTGCCGCTTTTGGCAAGCGCGCCCCGACGCAGCGCGAATTCATGGCGGCAGCTTATGGCACCACGGAGGCGTCGAGCATTGGCACCGATCAAGTCAGCACGATCTTAAACGCCGCATACACCTCTAAGTGGGGTGTGATGCAAGCAGCGGGCGTGCTGTGGGTTTGGGGCGACGACCGTGGCGGCCCTGCGGCTGCGGCATCGTGGAACGCCAACACCGAAGGCCGAGGTTCCGAGTACAACGCCCCCAATGCGGCGTTCTTTGGTGGCTACTGGNGCGACGGGGCAAGCTCCGGTTCACGNTGCTCGNNCTGGNNCTTCGCTGCGTCGNACTCGGCCGACCACGTCGGGTCGCGTTTTTCCTGTGACCACCTGCAACTTGATTGAGGCGGCGAAAGCCGCCGTTAACGATGCAACCTACTGAACAGGCAACGCAATGTTTCGACCAAATGGCCATAGTGGAAAAGTACGAGCGAGTCATCGCCTATCTTTACCCTATTGCTCAGTCGATGCCGCGCAAGCACGGGGTTGCACGCGAGATGTTTTTGCAATGTTTGCTTGGAGTTCCGGACTTGCTATTTCAGGCCGGGAAAAGCAATCAGGTTTCAAAGATTTATGCCGCAGACGCGGGGTTAACCCACGTGCGGTTTTGGTTGCGCTTCCTACTTTCGATCAGGGCAATGACAACTCACCAACTTCAGACGGCCCAAGTGCTGATTGCGGAGGTTGGAAAGATGGTCGGCGCATGGATCAAGGGCAGGCAGAGCAAAGGGCAGGTTGGGTAAAAATGCGGCGATCTTTGGTGGCAACTGGAACAACGGGGCAAACTCCGGTTCACGATGCTCGAACTGGAACAACGCTGCGTCGAACTCGGCCAACAACGTCGGGTCGCGTTTTTCCTGTGATGACACAACTTTATCGCTCTGCAAACGTTACGGCTTTGCGGGCCGGCCAATCAAAGTGTGGTCAGCCGATCTTGTCCTCCTTCGGGGAATACTTTACGTGGTCTGGTAGAGCGCCTAGTAAGAAATTGAACAGCGCGGCCAGCATTTATATGGTTAAAAAGCACAGAAATTTAATTGAGAAAATCACAGACATCGACAACTTGCGTGACGCATACCAAAAAACATCAAAAGGCAAAAAGCTGACTTTTGGCTATTTGGAGTTTAAGGAATATGCGGAAGCAAACCTGTTGCTGATACAGGAAGAGTTACGCGACGGCGGTTACAAGATTGGTGATTACCGGCAATTTACTGTTTACGAACCAAAACCAAGACTTATTTCGGCCTTGGATTTTAAAGACAGGCTAGTGCAACACGCGCTGTGCAACGTGATATCGCCAATCTTTGAGCGTCTGTTGATGCCTCAAACCTTTGCTTGCCGTGTTGGCATGGGCACCCACGCTGGCGTTCGTTTTGTGCAATCTCGACTGCGTTATGGGCAACCAAAATATTTCCTGAAAACCGACTATTCCAAGTTCTTTCCAAGCATTGATCGTCTCACGCTTCACGGCATGATTGACCGGCGCATCGCGTGCGACAAAACGCTGACAATCCTGCGCGAGATCATTCCAACGGAAGGCAAGGGCTTGCCTATTGGTAGCCTTACCAGTCAGTTGTTTGCAAACGTTTACGGCAACGCCGCTGACCGTTTTATCCACTTTGATTTGGGCCAACGAGATTGGGCGCGGTACATGGATGACATTGTGGTTCTGGGAAACAGCAGGGATGAGCTGATGGATTCATTTTTGCGATTGAACGACTTTTCGATGCAGAAATTAGGTTTACGGATTGGAAAGTGGCAGGTGTCTCCCACCTCACGCGGGATCAATTTTCTCGGTTACCGCATTTGGGCTGGGCACAAATTGCTACGCAAAGACTCTGTGACAAGAGCCAAGCGCAAAGTCGCTCGATACACAGCAAGCGGCGACCAAGAGTCACTGAATAAATTCATTGCTTCATGGTGCGGGCACGCCAAGTGGGCAAATTCGCATAATCTTATTTCTTGGATGGAGAAACAACATGGCATCGCCATTAATTAATACTCGCGCCGACCTTGATGCAATCGCTGGTACGCCAGAGCATGCTGAGTTCATGGCTCTTTTGGCTGGCTCCATGACGCGTAAGCAAAACGTGCAGACCTATCCAGACGGCTATGGTCAGCCAGGATATGAAGGGCCAACACTTGAAGCGATCTGGGAGGATGTGGAGGATCTGAGCACGATTGAGCGGTTTGGTTTTAGTAAGGCAGATTTCACGCCTACCTGACTATCACATTGATTTAGTCCCATCGGGGCTTTAGCGCAAGGAAAGGAGCCCTAACGATGGGCAAAGCAAGAACACTCGCAGGAACGGTTAGCGACGGAGGTCCGTTGGTGGATGGCTTGATTGCTATTAGCGATGTGACTGGGCTGCAGACTGCGTTGGATGCAAAGTCTTCCCTGGTGTCTGGCACGGCCATCACCACGAACGGTCAATCTTCCTACGAGTTCACCGGCATCCCTGCTTCAGCAAAAAACATCAAGCTGATGCTGCGCAACGTGTCCACCACGGGCGCGTCCAATGCGTGGTTCCGCATCCAACTAGGAACGTCTGGCGGCTACGTCACAAGCGGCTACGGCGCGACTGTCACGGCTCTTAGTGGGACTGCAGTCACCAATGCCTTTGACAACATCGGTTTCATGGCTGCATTTACCGTGGCTGACGCTGAGTTGTACTCAGGTGTCATTGACCTTACCGAGATCAGTCCAAACGTTTGGGTCATGTCGGGACAACTTAAGTCCAGCACCACGCGCATGTGCTTCAGCGCAGGCGATGTGTCGCTGGGCGCTGAGCTAAACAGCATCAAGCTGTCCGTTCACAGCTCCGGCACATTTGACGGCGGCACGATCAACATTCTCTACGAATGATTAACTATCACAATGCTGTAGGAGAAAACCAATGATCGGCCAATTCATCGCAGTACTTTTTCTCGCTCGAGACATTGCGCACCGGGCGCACCTCGCCGCGACTGGCCCAGGCAGCTTTGCCAAGCACGAGGCGCTGGGATCGTTTTACCCGGCGGTCATTGAGTTGGCTGATCAGCTCGCTGAGGCTTATCAGGGCGCGATGCTGGAGTTGATTCAGATACCGCTGTTGGATAACGAGTTTCCCGGCGAGATCAAGGCGGCTCTGCAGGCTCAGCGGAAATGGATTGTCGCCAATCGCTACAAGGCGGTGCCGAAGGAAGAGACGCAGATGCAAAACATTATTGACGAGGTTGTGGCTCTCTATGACTCCACGATCTACAAGCTGAATTTCTTGGAGTGAGTATGGACGGACAAACCTTATTCAACATATTGATTGGCTTTTCAGGTGTCGCCGGGGGGTGGATCTTGAAGATGATCTGGGACGTTATCTCCGAACTGCGCAGAGACGTGAAGGACTTGAACCGCGAAGTTAACCAGGACTTCGTGCGTCGAGAGGACTTCCGCGAGGCCGTAGGCGAATTGAAGGCCGACATGAAGGAGGGCTTCAAAGAAGTCAAGGACGCGATCGGCTTGCTGTTTGACCGGGTGAACGACAAGGCTGACAAGTGAAGTGGACCCGCTCACCTTACTTGCAGCTGCCAACGCCGCTGTTGCGGCAGTTAAGAAAGGATGCCAGCTCTACAAGGACATCAAAGGCGCAGCAGGCGAGGTTAAGGAAGTACTGGATGATTTGAAGTCGCAGTTTCAGAAGATTCCTAATCCGACGAACGCGCAGAAGATTCAGTACAACGAAGAAGTACAGCGGGTGCAGGAGATTGGCAAGGCAGATCCGAACGATGTGTTCTTGCAGATTGGTAATGAGCTGGGCGCACTGATGGATGCCTACGACGCGATCGGCAAAGCGTTCATCCAGCAGGAGGCAGAGGCGAAAGAGGTTTACACCGGCACTGAGTCGGTAAGCAAGCGCGCTCTAAACCGCGTGATTATTCGGTCGAGGCTGGACGCGATGGTCACAGAGCTGCGCGAGACGATGGTCTACAAGGCGCCCCCGGAGCTTGGCGACTTGTGGACTAAGTACGAAAAGATGTGGAAGCAAATTGTTGCCGAGCAGGATGAGGCACACAAGCGGGAGACGCAGAGGTTGCAAATAGAGGCGGTGAAAAACCGCAGATTAAGAAGAAAGCGTAAGGAAGAAGCGGTATGGGTTGGAGCAATCCTTTTCGTCGTGGCGTGGTACGTCGGAGTGCTCCTCCTAATTCGGACGAGCCACACGTACCGTGGACTTTACTCATCGCCGTTTTGGTCTTGTGTCTTGTGCTAGTGATCGCGCTGCCGGTGATGGGCGTCATGTACATGGACATGAACAACGCGACGTACCGGGCGGTGGAAGAAGTTAGAAAGATGCGCGAGCTGCGCAGGGATATTTTGTTAGAAAGAAGGGGAGGTGAATAGTGCTCACGATTCAACAACTAAAAAAGATGCTGCCGAAAAATCCCTATGTTGAAGACTGGCATGAGGCGCTTGAGCAACTGCTTCCCGACTACGACATCAATACACCACAGCGCATCGCGGCATTCGTTGCCCAGTGCGCGCATGAGTCTGGCGGTTTCACTGCGCTGAAAGAAAACCTGAACTACAAGGCCGCCACGCTGCGCAAGATCTGGCCGAGGTACTTCCCGACCGAGGCGGTCGCCAACGACTACGCATCCAGGATCGGCAAGCAGATGCACATTGCCAACCGCGCGTACGCGAACCGGATGGGCAACGGTGACGAGGCCAGCGGCGACGGCTGGCGGTTCTGCGGCCGCGGGTTGATCCAGCTGACTGGCCGCAACAACTACCAATCCTTTGCAGACTCGCTGGAGATGGACATCGATGACGTGCCTGAGTACTTGGCGACGTTTGAGGGCGCTGCCCAGTCAGCGTGCTGGTTTTGGGAAACGAACAAGCTGAACCAGTGGGCCGACGCTGGCAACATCAAAGAGCTGACTCGCAGAATCAATGGCGGCGAGCTGGGTCTGGCGGATCGGATCAAGCATTACGAACACGCGCTGCATGTGATGGGAGGCTGATATGACAAAGAAGAGCGACAGCGAAAAAGCAAAAGACGATTGGATGAACACGAAGTGGCGCCCGGCCATGGGCTGGATGTACAGTGGGTGTGTGCAGTCTTCGACTTCGTGCTGGCCCCGATCCTGTGGGCGGTGATCNAGTNNTGGGAGACCGTAGTCGGCGAACGNCGCGTTCCGGCAGTGGCAGCCGATGACGCTCCAGGGCGCCGGCCTGTTCCACATGGCCATGGGCGCAGTGCTTGGCCTGGCTGCATGGGGACGCACGCAGGAGAAGTTGAGCGGCACGGCAAGCAACAACGTGCCGGTGATCGACACCCCGGCAGCGCCTGCACCTGTGCGCCGAGTTGAGCCGACGTTTTCCAGCAGCCAGGTAGCCACTGGATACGCCGGCAAGAAGGCACCGCCACCCGCGGCCGAACCGGAGATGTCAGAACCTAGCCCGTCTGCCCGTCTGTAAACAAAGGAGATGTCAATGAAGAAGCTGATTGCACTTATTGCGTTTGTACCGCTGCTGGCTTTTGCCGGCGGGGAAATGAAGAAGGTCTGTCATCCTGATGCGAAGACCAAGAAGGAAGTGTGCAAGACCATCAAGGTTCACAAGAAGCTTGAAGGCAAAAAAGTGCCGGGGCAGAAATGAACCCGTGGCTGATCTTAGGGTTTGTGCTGGCCGTGGGTGCTGCGGGCGGCGTCGGCTATCTGGAAGGCAAGGATGCTGGCAAAGCGGTCATCAAGCAGGAGTGGGACACCGAGAGAACCCGGCAGGCCGAGGAACACGCCGAGGCGCTGCAAGTAGCGCGCAACAAAGAACAGGCGCTGCAAGCCAGTGCCGACCTACTGAGAAAGGATAAAGACCGTGAGATCCGTGACCTTAATGCTAGGGCTGTTGCTCTTACTACAAGCTTGCGCCAGCGTCCCGAGCGCCCCGCCCCCGAAGCCCGTCCCGTGCCCGGTACCGCCGATGCTGGATCCGCTCCCGCCGGATGTACTGGAGCCGAGCTTTATCGATCGGATGCAACAGTTCTTGTCGGGGAAGCCGAGCGCGGCGACAAGCTCCGCGCCGCCCTCAAGCAGTGCTACGCCCAATACGAAGCCTTGAGGCAGAAATGATTGGCGTGACATATCACAATGGTTTAGAATTGACTGCGGATCAGTCCGCCTGGGCAATGCCCGCAGTCGCCCCGCAGAGTCGGGGCGTTTTCGTTTGAGAGGCCTTATGGCTACCACGTTACAAGACAATCCATTCGATACTCAGCAGCCGGCGGCGACCAACCAGTCTCCCACTTCGTCTGCTGGAATCGTCTCTTCCGCTTTGCCGCAACCCGGCACGGGCATGACCTACACCCCAGAGACCCGCCAGGTCAACGCGCCGACTGAAACGGTGCAGGGGCAGGTCAACAGCATCTTGTCCAAAGACAGCCCGCTGATGCAGCGTGCCCGGACGCTGGCCACGCAGAACATGGCGCAGCGCGGGCTGGTTAACAGCTCCATGAATCAAGGCGCTGGCGTGGCAGCCATGATTGACCGCGCAGTGCCGATCGCGACGCAAGATGCAAACACCTACAGCGGCGTGTCGCAGGACAACATGAACGCACGCAACCGTGCGGTTGAGTTCGGCGCGGGGCAGCTTAATCAGTTTGCGCAGCAGCAAAGCCAGCAGAACTTTCAAGGTACGCAGGCTCAGCTTGAGCGCGCGCAGCAGACTTCTTTGCAGACCGGCCAGCAGGACTTTACGGCCAAGCAACAGACAATTCAGAACGACTTCAACAAGCAGCTGCAGCAGCTGCAAGAGACTGGCATGAACGTGCGCCAAGCTACCGAGATCGCATCTCGAGAAGCAATGGTGAGACTTGAGCAGGCCGGTGTTGCAAACAGGTTTGATCGTGAGCTGGCGTTGAAGAGTAGCCAGTTCAGTATTGAACAAAACAACTTAGAGCGTCGTCAGCTGTTGGCAAACCAGGCTGAGCTGGATCGCATGAACCTGCAGATCCGCGCAAACCGCGACACGATCCCAACCTCGTTTGCAGCGAACATTAGCAACACAGCGATGAATGGTGTCAATGCCATCTTGGCTGACGGCAACATGAGTGCGGATGCAAAGAAGGGTGCGATTGCGAACTTGGTGAGCTACGCAAACGCGCAGATTTCTTGGGCTGAGAAGTTTTACGGAACGACTATTCCAGCGGTGACCACGCCTGTATGAGATTTAGGAAGGCCACTTTGAGTGACGTGCCGGCCATTGTCGACATTGCGGTTGAGTCGGTCTCACAGGATCCGCTTCCTGTTCGGATTGACCGGGAAGCGATGGCAGAGATGGCAAGAGAGTGCATGAGACCGACAAACTTTTTGTGGGTCTCAGAGGTTGAAGGGACGGTCGTTGCAGCAATGGCGGCCTGCACGCAGAAAGGTTTTTGGTTTGAGCGTCAGCAGTGCTCGGTGCTGCTGTACTACTCACGAGTGGCTGGCGCTGGGCTGCCGCTACTGCGGGAGTTTGCAAGGTGGGTGAAGAGTCGCCCGGCAATCAAGCTGGCGATTGTTGAGCTTGAGCCTGGTGTTGATCCGAGGCTTGTTCGTTTTTTTAAACGGGTCGGGTTCTCACGAGAGAGTCTGAACCTGACATACGTAAGAGGTGCATCATGAGCAAAGTCGTTAAGAAGGTTGGTCGCGCCATCAGCGGTGTTGTTAAAGGCGTTGTCAACGTCGTCAAGAAAGTTGCCAGCTCAAAGATCGGCAAAGTCTTGCTTGCTGCAGCAACCGTTTACTTTGGTGGCGCAGCCATCATGGGGGCCATGGGAGGTGCCTCCGCCAGCACCGGATTCATGGGGACTATAGGAGGCGCTCTAAAGGGCGCCACCGCTGGCATTGCAAACGCATGGGGCGGCTTGACTGGCTCGCTGACTGGCGGTGGGTTCAGCGCGCTGGGGCAGGGATTCACCGGTTCGTATGCAGCTGGCTCGGGTGCAGTCAGTGCAGCAAATGCGGCAGCTATCCAAGCGGCTGGCGGCGGGTTTCCTGCTGGCGCAGGTGGCTACGGAAGCGTTGGCACATCTGGTCAGACAGCGGTGGGTACAACGAGTTTGTCCTCGGCACCCTCAGCTGCGCTAACAAACTCCGCTGCGAGTGGAGCAGTCACTGAGCCGGGCATCATCTCTCGCGCATGGAATGGCTTGGGTGACTACGGCAAGATGGCTGCGGTATCTGGAACCATGAACCTGGCCGGTGGCGCAATTCAAGGTGCTGGTCAGCAGAAGGCTATGGAAGAGCAGCGCAACTACGAACTAGAACAGCAGCAAGCCGCTCGAGATCGTTACAACCAGAACGTCGGAACTCGTCTGTGGGGTGATGCCCCGACTTCAAATGCTCAGTACGCAGGCGCTTCTGTCTTTGATCAGCAAGAAGCTCAACGTCAGAATCCTTACGCCTACTCGCCATTCGTTCAAGGGCCGGCGTATTTCCGAAGCCAAGGCGGAATGATTAATTCTGCGATGCCGATGTACGGTCCTGGGTACGGCTACTACCCAACATACGGTTGAAAGGAAAATAAGTGATGGCTGGCTTAATTCAAAACACAATGGGCGCTGCGCCAGAGCAACAAGCGCAGATGGGTATGAACGAGATGGAAGGCGGAGAGGCTGACGAAAGCGACCCGACCTTCCAAGAAGCGCTTGCGCTGGCGATGGAGTCTTTGTACAGCAATGAAGCTGCCAAGGATGTATCACAACAGTTAAAGGCTGCTGAGAATGTGACCGACGCTTTGGCTGCGGTTGCGTATGACATCACTGCTGTCATCGATGAGCGCACGAACGGCGATGTTCCAGACGAGCTGCTGGTCCCGTTGGCGATGAAGGTGCTTGAAGAGGTCGTTGAGATTGCGCAGGCGTCTGGCATTGATGTGCAGCCGGAAGATGTGGCGCTGGCATTCAAGCAAATGATTCTGCGTTTCTTGCAGGAGCAGGGCGTTGACACATCGCAGCTTGATCAAGCGATGAGCCAAGTCGATCCGTCTGTTTTCCGGCAGGCTGCGGAAGAGAACACAGAAGAGGTGTAACTATGGGCAGCGGTCTGATTTGGGCTGGAATTGGTAAGGGCATATCTGACGCTGGTGATAACTTCACCAAGTACATGATGGCCGACATCGCGGACCGCCGCCAGGCTGCGCGTGAAGATGCGTATGCCACCCGTCAAGAGAAAAACCTTGAGGCAGCAGCAGAGCGGCAGTCTGCTCGAGACTCCGCATTGTTTGACCGCCAGGCAGCTGCAGCCAAAGCCGCTCAGGAAAAGGCCGAGGCGCTTGAAAACCTGCGTGCCGAGAACGCGATTAAGAAAACTGAAAAAGATATTACAGACAGACGCACTCGTGCGAAGGAAGACCTGGTAGAGATTGGCACACGTGCTGACAAGGCCGAAGCCGCTCGCGTTGAGGGCGAAGATTTACAGATCACCGGTGCAGTGGAAAAGATCCGGGCCAACAACGCCAAGTCTCCGCCGCAGTTTAATAAGAAAGGGACAACGATCCCTCAGTCACGTGAAGCCAGCGAAGATGAAATTCGCAAGCTGATCAAAGACAATCCGCAGGCGTACGACTTGTATGAGCAGGCCGGTTTGATCAACAAGTCAAAGATGATCGGCGCTGAGGACAGGACAGAACAGGGCCGTGCCTTGAGGCGTCTTGATGATGAGTCAAAGGCAGCGCTCGAAATCGGTGCGGACAAGGACATCATTCAGTACTACAAAGACAAGCGCGAGTTTGTCTTGAAGCAGATCAAGACAGAAAACGAGAGGGAGCGCTATGAGGCGCGAATCCCTATTGAACAGCAGAAGGCTGATGCAGCGACCACCAGCGCCAACCGTCCGCGGACTGGGCGTGGTGGATCAAACAGCAGCAGCCCAAAGGTGCGTCTCGAAGCTCAGGCCGAGACGATCCGCAAGGCAATTAAGGATGAGCGAGATCCAACTCGTCGCGCTCAATTGAAGACGGATCTCGACAATGTGCTCAAGCAGATGAGAGAGGCACGCGGTGATGCAAATCCTGCGGCGGCTCCAAAACCTGGTGACAAGAACCCTGGCAAAAAAGACTACTCAAATCTCTGGAAATAAATTATGGCAAAGAAATGGTCTGACGTAGCGGGAAGCCCCGCATTCCAGGCCCTCTCTCTAGAAGAACAGGAAGAGGCGCGTAACCAGTATTTTGAGTCGATCGTCGCGCCTCAAGTTCCAGAAGAAGATTTGCCCGTTGTGAGGGATCAATTCCTCTCGACCACATCATTACCCAAAGCACCAGCGCCGCAGCCAGGCAAGCGGGACACAGTCGACAACCCGTTGAATCCTGCCAAGGACGAGCGCGGCTTTATCCAGCGCGTGGCAGATTATTTGAAGCCTTCGCCAAAGAGCGTGATGGATGGCTACACGGCCACGCCACAGCAGGTGCGTGCTGACCTGGATCGCCGCTTGTCTTATGGTGCTGGCCCGATCTCTTCCGACACCGCTTCAAAAGCTGACCTTGTACGCAGCGGATTTGAGAAGAGCGACAACCCGGTTGTTCAGCGCACAGCAAAAGGCATGGATCGCGTCAAGGCGCCAAGCTTTGGTGAGCTGGTACAGAAAGCGAAAGATCCGACCAACGTGCGCGGCGCGCGCGAAGCCAAGGCCGAAGAGTTCAGAACGCCTGGCGAGTGGGCGGTCGACACGCTGTCGAGCTTGTCTCAGGGTGGAGTCGGTCTTGTTCAACTGCCCATCAACATCATTGCGCCGAGTAGCGAGATTGCCCAGACGCTGCGCGATACGCAAAAAGAATTGCAGGCTGCAGAGTCTGATGTATTGAAGGCAAGTCGCGAACGATTGAAGGAGCGTGTTCTCAGCGAAGAAGGCTTCTTTGACAAGTACGTGGCGACGGTGCAGCAGCTCGTCACTGATCCGACGCTGGCTATCTCTGAAGCTGCCAAGCAGCTGCCCAACTTCCTTGGCATCGTGGGCGCCGCTCGAGTAGTTGGCGCAGCCACCAGTGGCGCAGTGAACGTCGCCGGCCGGGTCAGTCCTGCCGTCGCACTCAGTGAGGCGATCACCGCAGGCGGATTGAGTGCTGGCGCGAGAGCGATCGGCACTACGGCCGGCGGCGTGACTGCGTCCATGGTCATGGCTGGCGGTGATGCGGCTGGCAATGTGTATGAAAACCTGACGGACCGGAACAAGGTTCCGCTGTCGGTGTGGAAGCAGAATCCTGACTTCCAGAAGCTGGTCAAGGAAGGCAAGACTGAGTCGCAGGCAATCGAAGAGATTGCCACGACCAAGGCCCGAATGGCTGCGCTGATGACGGCTCCGCTGGGCCTGCTTGGCTACGCAGGTGCTGAGGCTGCGATCGCATCAAGAGGCCTGGGCAGAACCGCGGCAGAGGCGCTGACCGTCAAGGGGATGGCGAAGACCGCCGGCAAAGACCTGGTCGGTGAGCAGCTCGAGGAGGGCGGCACGCAGCTCGGCAGTAACGTGGTGACTCGTACTGTCGACCCGAAGCAGTCGCTGCTTGAGGGCGTTCCTGAGGCCATGGGGACTGCGCTTGTTACTTCAGGCCCGTTCACCGCAGCTGCCATTCGCGGTCAATACAAAGACGCGCAGCAACAGCAAGAGCAGGATCAGATGGCCAGCGCGGGTGATCTCACGGCCACGTACTTGCTGGACCCGAAGACGTATGACCCAACACTGATTGACCCCTCTCAGACAACGCGCCCACCTGGCGACGTTGGTACAGCTGCGCCCATGCGCAGCGAGATGAATTTCACTCCCGCCGACAGCCCCAGTGCGCAGGCTGGCTTGGCTCCGATCATTGTTCTAGGTTCTACGGAGGTTCCTGATGTCAGCACAGATAGCGCAACTGGAGCCGCAGCTCGCTTGGGCGGTGTCCCAGGGAGCGATCAGTTTGTCGGAGGCGTGGGCCTTCCAGGACTTGGTGTCGATGGCACCGCACGAATTGGTGGAGATGCCGGAAGCATTGCAGCCAATGCTGGGGCGAATGTGGCTGCTCGAGGCCGAGCCGGAGAACTGCCTGCCGGTCTAGGCAGGCTGCCGCAGGTTGACCAGCGAGCGACCGATCAGGATCTGGCCGCACGTGTTCAGGCTGCCTTGAATCCGCAGCAGAATAACAATGCTAATACACAGCCGACTGAGCAATGGTTCGGTCGCAAAGGTGACGGCTACATCACAGAGGCTGATGCAGGGCAGGCATTGCCCGGCCGTCAGCGAATGTTCCCCACGCTTGACTGGAAGGTTGAGCAAATGCCGAGCGGCAAGTACCGCTTGGCTGGCTATTCAAAGGAGACCGCGAATGTCACTCAAGCCGCTCAAGCCCAGCAAGCAACGCAAGAAAGACAGGAAACACCCGTCGCCTCTACAAGACAGTTCAGCGATCTCCTTGCGAGACAGCCGGCAGTGCCTGACGCCGTCCTTGCAGAGTTTGCCCGAAATCCGAGCGCTCCCGATTCGCGAGCCAGCGTACAAACCTACCTAGATGATCTGGTCGCCAGCGGCCGCGTGCCTTCTGCACCAAAGCTCGGCACACCGGACGCAGATGCGGAGACCACTGTCAGCGCGCTAGGTGCGATCTTTGGCGATGCGACTGGCACCGGCAATCGAGTTATTGCATACAGCGACCCAGGCGGCGACAACGGTTTTGCGCTGGGCGGCATTGCGTTCGTCAACACATCGCTCGACTCAACTGGGATAGACGCGCCGAGGACGGTACTGCACGAGCTGCGTCACGTTGCAGAGCAACTGGCGGCCGCTGGCAGTAAGTCAGCGCAGGAATTCACCACGCAGCTAGACAGCATCTTTGATGACATGACCGATGAAGGCAAGCGCGCCTACATCGAAAACTTCCTGCACAAGAAAGACCTGGCAAAGATTGCCGACCCTGCAGAGCGAGAAGCAAAGCTGCAGGAGTTTATGACTGCGCCGGCCACGCGCTCGGAGATGGTCGCCGACTTCCTTGGCAACCGTGCGCAGGACCGGGAGTTCCTGATCGATCTGGCGCAGCAAGATCCGCAAGGGTTCGAAGGTTTTGTGCGGCGCTGGCTGACCGTCATCGACAACCTGATCGCCAAGCTGCGCGGCGGCAAGACTCAGGGCACCAAAGAGTCTGCGAAGGTTGACCAGTACATCCGTGATCTGAACAAAGCCAAGATGGTGGCGCGCGATGCGCTGATCCAGTTCCGCAAGGGCAACCTGGCAGAGCGGCAAGTGCAGGTGCAGACACAGCAAGAAGCTGAGCCTGTCATGTCCCGCCGCGGCGCGGAGCAGGTAGGCGAGTTCGAAGTCCGCACGATGAAGGATGGCACGGCCGTGGTCTACGGTGACCCGGAAGCTATCCGTGCGCAGATCCCTGAAGATGTGAAGGGTCGCGTCACCAAAGACGGCATCGTGTTCACCACGTCCGCTGCGCCTCGAGTCAAGGCTGCACTCGGTGGCCGGACCACCGCTTACAGCCGAGAAGGTGCGGTGCTCGACAAGCTGCCAATCAAGGACGGCAAGTATGTCGGAGCGCCGGCGAAGTTCAACACGCCGGGCAAGATCCCGACACTGCGCAAGATCCTGCGCCAGCTGGCGGACGAAGGCGCACCGGGCCGCTACTGGTACGAGAACAGCAGCCGCGAAGTTCTGAAGATGGTCGGCGGCGACGTGCAAGAGGCACGCAAGTTCGTCGCACTGCTGGCGATCTACTCACCGCAGGCGAAGGTCGACGCCAACTCCACGTTCGCTCTGCGTGCGTGGGCGCAGTACAAGAACGGTCAGCCGATCAGCGTCAAGACCGGCAGCCAGGATCGCAAGGCGACCGAGGCGATGCAGGACGTTGACGCATTCTGGAAGGGCGAGAAGACCGGCAACTTCTTCTTTAATCTGTTGCGCGAGATCGATCCTTCGACCGCCGGCAAGCAGGGCGCAACAATCGACATGTGGATGATGCGCGCTGGTCAGTACGACAACGATGCGCCGACCCAGACACAGTATGCGTTCATGGAGAACGAGACCAACCGCTTGGCCGCTGAGCTGGGCTGGGAGCCGCAGCAGGTGCAGGCGGCAATCTGGGTGGCCATGAAGGCGCGCATGGAAAACTCCGGCGTCAAGAAGCGCACCGAGGCAAGCAGCGAGAAGAAGGGCTGGATCCGTTACGACTACCCGCTCAAGAATGGCAAACCATTCAAGACCCGAGTCATCCTCGATGCGCAAAAACACCGCGACAACTGGCTCAAGTATTCGTTCGAACACGATGTCACGAAGGACGACACGCAGCAGGCGAAGTTTGACTTCGGCGATGGCCTGAAGCGCCACATCGGGCAGGTGTCTTTCGAGGCCCGCCCTGGCCGCAGCACAGGCGTTCTGCCGGGCATTCACAGCGCGCCGTATGCGCAGCAGGTCGCTTTCCAGCAAGCAGTGCAGAAAACTTTCTTTGACGATCAGGGCAACGACTTGCTGGCCATGCGCTTGGGCCTGCTGGTCGACAACGACATCCTGGTCCCTGGCGTGTGGCAAGGCGAAGTATCGCCCAGCACCCAGCTTGGCGTGGCCATGGCACCAGCCAAGGGCGACGACGGCAAGACCAAGGTCGACCCAGCACAGGCAGAGGCGCTCAATGTGTACGCCGCGGTGGCCGGCTTGGTCGCCCGCCAGGAAGGCGTGGGCTGGCACCGCCCCTTCTATGCCAGCACGAAGCGCGACGCCAACGGGCTGGACATCAACCTTGGCAGGGCGATCAACCCCCGCGAGGCGGCGGATCTCGAGCAGGCGGTTGGCCAATGGATGGTAGAGAACGGCAAGGAAGGATGGCAAGACAGCTTCGCTTTTGTTAGCTCACCCACTGGTATAAGAGTTGTGAACTTTGGTATAATCACAAACGACATACTTCAGTCCGACATTGTCTCGGTCGCTGAAGGGGTGTTGCCTGAGTTTGAATACCGTGTGTTCGCTTCCGATGGCGACATGCCGACTAACAATTGGAAGGAGAACCCGAATGGGGAAAGCTACGTACAAAGGATTAGTGCCGCCGGACGATCCGATGTTCTTGACTGGGCCAGAGCTGTACTCGCGCCCAGAGTCCAGTCCGTCTTCACCGAATTCAGCAAAGAGTACGGATGGGGCGATGCCGGCGAAATCAAGTTCAGCCGACGCGACGCCGGAGACAGAGCAGGACGCGATCAAGGCGGAAGCCTTGCGCCGCTTGATGGTGCGCCGCGTATTGATGGGGCCACAGGACCAGACGAGCAGCTCGTCGCAGTCGCAGAGCAGTACGCCCGAGACAATGGCATCGACCTCAAGCGTCAAGCCGAATACGTCCAAGTAGATCCAGAGCGCGCTACGCGCATCGCGCAGGCGTATGAGGACATGCCTCATTCGCCGCGTGACCCTCGCGTCAAAGAAGCCTACGAGAACCTGGTCCGCCAGACCACTGCGCAGTACGAGGCGCTGAAGAAGGCTGGCTACAAGTTCTATTTCTTCGACGAGACCAACGACCCATACGAAGGCAATCCGTGGAACGCCATGCGCGAACTGCGGAACAATAAGCGCATGGGTGTCTTCGCCACCGAGGCAGGGTTCGGCAGTGGCGCTACCGATCTCAACGTCGACGACAACCCACTGCTGGCAGACACCGGTATCACCTGGCCGTACGGCTCGGTGTACGGCAAGCAAAAGCGTGTGCTGGCCAACGATCTATTCCGTGCTGTGCATGATGCATTCGGCCATGGCCTCGAGGGCGCTGGCTTCCGTTCGCAGGGCGAGGAGAATGCCTGGCAGGCGCACGTTCGTCTGTTCACTGGCAGCGCACGGGGTGCGATCACCAGCGAGACCCGTGGTCAAAATAGCTGGCTGAACTACGGCCCTTACGCCGAGAGCAACCGCGACGCGACGGTCGAAGACACAGTCTTCGCCGACCAGAAGACTGGCCTTATGCCAGAGTGGACGTGGAGCGAGGGACTGGTCGGTGACATGCCGGCGTTCAGCCAGCGCGAAGACCGCAGCGGTATCAGCCAGCTTGCCTATCAGGGATACCAGATCGTCGACACGCCGCGTGTGCAGGCGTCGCGCAAGATCAACGGCATCATCAAAAAGCTCGACGACGGCAAGCTCACGCCTGCGGAGTTCGAGCTGCAGGTCAGGCTGCTTGCCGACCGCATGGCTGTGGTCACTGCGACCAAAGAAGCAAACAAGATTCTCAGCACACGGGAGCGTGGCGCAGACATCGTCCGCGAGAAACTGCTGGCAGCTCGCCGTCGCAACGAGGTCGACTCCGAGACAACCGAGTTTGCACTGTGGGCGCTGGCTCAGAACCCTGCCATGGCAGAAGGTCTTGGCATCAGCGTGCGCGAGCAGCCCGCCAACCAGCGCGGTGCTGCCGGCGACTACAACCCTGCCGCCGAGATCATGCGAGTGTTCAAAGGCAAGGCGAACGAGGGCACCGCTGTTCACGAGATCCTGCACCACACCGAGCGGATGATGCCGGCTGCTGTACAGGTTGGCATCCGTAAGGAATGGGCGAAGGCGTACAGCAAGGCGCTGTCGAAGGCTGACGAGAAGCAGCGCGCTGCCATTGAGCAGATGCTGCCTGCGATGGCTGGAGATCAGAAAGCGCAGAAGCTTGTGCGCGAGGCATTCTCCGACGGCACGCTAAGCGCTGATGATCACTATCAGCTGGTTAATCCGAGCGAGTACTGGGCGGTCAATGCAACCGACATCCTGAAGCGCCGCTATGAAGCAGGCTCGTGGATCGGCCAGGCTAAGCAGTGGCTGAGCGAGATGCTGCAGAAAGCCAAGGGATTGCTTGGCCTGCGATCAGACGCGCCGATCCTGCGCGGTCTGCAGGCTGTGTTGGACGGCAATGCCAAGCGTCAGCCCGGCGCAATGATGCTGGCCAACGTGGACAGCTTTGCTGACATCACAGCGCCTGACACGCCAGCATTCAAACGCTGGTTCGGCGACAGCAAGGTGGTCGATGAGAACGGCCAGCCGCTGGTGGTTTATCACACCGGGGTGGTTGATACGAACGAACTTATTAGCGGCGCAGAAGTTCAGCAGCGTCTTGGCACGGCACTCATTTTTGCTAACGAGGGAATTTACTTTACAGCCGACCCTGATTATTCAGCACAATACGGACGTAACCGCGAGGGTGCGATTATGTACCCCGTCTATCTAAGCATCCAAAACCCATTTGTCATCCCCAGTAAGCAGGAATTGACTCGGCTAGAAAAACTAAAACGTGTTTTTCTTAGCAAGAAAGCCCGCGAGGACGCCAACCTTTCGGACGGCGCTGACCGCATGGCATCCATGTATATCACCGAAAAATACAAGGCTGAGTTAATTGAGCAGGGTTACGACGGAATCATCAACGAAGCGTACAACGAGATCGTCGCTTTCGATCCGACGCAGATTAAATCCGCCACCGGTAACCAGGGCACGTTCGATCCGGCCAACCCTGACATCCGCTTCAGCCAGCGCCAGCAACCTATCCAAGGGCAGCAGTTTTACCTGAAGGGCGAGACACGTACGGCAAAGCAGCGGCGAATCTGGCAAGACTATTTCCTGCGCATGAGAGAAGTGCAGGAAGCGATCGCGGACCAGGGCGGTGTGGTCGACGAGGCTCAGGACGTTTACCTGGCAGAGGCGCTTTCGTATGGCCGCCTGCAAGAGCAGCTCACGGACTTCANGNAAAAGACTGTTAAGCCAATGCTGGCCAAGCTTCGTAGCGGCCAAGCTCGAGACAAGCGACCTGGCGCTGTACGCCTATGCGATGCACGCGAAGGAGCGCAACGCTGAGATGTCATCGCGCAACGCACGACTGGCATCCGACGAAGGCTCTGGCATGACGGATCAGGAAGCCGACGACATCATCAATGCGTATCAGGCCGACGGCAAACTGCAGGCCTTGCAGGACATTCACAAGGATCTGATGGCGATCACATCTACCACACGACTGGTGCTGCTGGATGAGGGTCTGATCTCGCAGGATGAGTTCGACGCATACGAAAATCAATACAGCTACTACGTACCGCTGCGTGGCTTTATCACTGACGAGAGCGATCTCGTTTCAGGTGAGCAGGTGCGCAGCCCACGTGTGGGCGGCGGCAAGGGATTCAACATCCGCGGCAAGGAAACTGTCCGCGCGCTGGGCCGCACCTCTCGCGCCGGTCACATCATCGAGAACATCATCAGCGACTACGAGCGTGCGATCGCTCGAGCAGAGCGCAACAATGTCGCGAAGAAGTTCTTGGATCTTGTCACCACCAACCCTGACCCTGCTCTGTGGGAGATCGATGCCAAGCGTACAGCCGCATCGTTCAACAAGCAGACTGGCACGGTGCAGTACAACAAGCTGATCGACAAGGGTGAAGACACCGTGTCGGTCAAGGTGGACGGCAAAGAGGTTTACATCAAGGTCAACGATCCGCTGCTGGTTCGCGCACTGCGCCAGGCTGGCAAGGATGAGACCGGCGAGGTGACGAAGTTCTTGGTCAAGAACCTTGGCTGGTTTACCAATCTGATGCGCAACACCTTGACCCGATTCAACCCGGCGTTCGGCGTGACCAACGCAGTCAAAGACTTTGGCTTCGCATCGACCTCCATGCTGGCTGATCTGGGTCCGAAGGGCATGGCCTTGTTCATCAAGAACTACGCCAATCCAAAACAATCTGGCCCGATCTATGAAGAGTTCCGGGCAGCAGGTGCGACCACTGGCGGCTGGCACATGCGCAATACAAAAGACATGCAGAAAGAGCTGCGCCGGATGATGACCTGGGAAGGTGGATCCGGTACGAAGTTCGCGACCTACCGTGCGGCCAAGGGTCTGTTGGATACGCTGGAGTGGGTCGGCCAGTACAGCGAAACGCAGGCCCGCTTTGCCGCCTACAAAGCAGCCCGTGAGATGGGTCTGTCACCTGCAAGAGCAGCATCAATTGCGAAGGAGGTCTCGACCAACTTCAACCGCAAGGGCGAGTGGGGCAGCGCGATGAACACGGCCTACGTGTTCTTCAATGCAGGCGTGCAGGGTACGGCGAAGACGTTGAAGAACCTGCGCAGCCCGTACGTGATGGGTGCAATGACTGCATTGACCGGACTGTCCACAGCGCTGGCATTCATGGCGGCGTCTACTGGTGGTGACGACGAAGATGGTCAAGCGTACTGGGACAAGATCCCCGACGAGATCAAGCAGCGCAACATCATCATCATGCTGCCGCCAGGTGAGCCGCTGATCGGCACGGGCTACGCTCGCGTAGGCAGCCGTGGTCGGTACATCAAGATCCCGATCCAGTACGGGCTGAACGTCTTCAGCACGCTGGGCTATCAGATCGCTGATGTGCTGCGCCATGGCGAAGACGCCAAGCGTGGCAAGACTTNGGGTCAGGCAGCAATCAACATGACCTCTGTCACCTTCGGTGCATTCAACCCCATGGGCGGTGCGTTCGATCCGACCAAGCCGGTGGATGTGGCGCTGGCCGCGGCTCCGTCGATCGTCGACGTGGCCATTCAGTTCGGTGCCGGGGTGGACGCATTCGGCAAGCCAACGTCGCCGGCCAAGAGTCCATTCGATCAGAAGCCTGACTCAGAGAGCTACTCACCAGCAATGGCAGGCTCGTGGGAGCAGCGCCTGACCACGTGGCTGAACGCCAATACGGGCGGGGACGCTGCGGTTGCAGGAGCGATTGACCTGGCTCCGGGCACGGTGCGAAACATGGTCCGCAATGTGACTGGCGGCACGGGTGATTTCCTGTCGTCACTGTTCGTCAACATCCCAAGCAAGATGATGGACCCTGCGGCCGACATCAACTCAAGGGACATCCCGGTTTTGAAAGCGTTCTACGGTGAGGCTGACGAGAGCACTGACATGTCGGAGTACTACAAGCGACGTGCTGAGGTGATGAAGGCAGCAGAAGAGGCTGGCCGCCGGGCAAAGCTTGGCATCAAGTTTGACTATGACGAAGACAGCATTGGTCTGCAGTCACTCGGCAAAGCAACGAAGGTCTACACCGACCTGATGAGCGAGTTGCGCAAACGCGAGATTGAGATTGCCACCGATGAGTCTTTGCCAAAGTCTACGATCACTCAGATGCGCAAAGACCTCAGACGCGAAAGCGTCAGCGTGGCTCGAGACTTCAATGCCTTGTTTATGCAGATGAAGCAGGACAAAGAAACTGGCATGTTCCTGAACAAAGAAATTCTGGAATACGAACCAAGCGATGCGGTGCTGGAAAAGGCGCAGGACTACAAGCTTGAGCGCCGGCAGAAACTGCAGGACAACAAGGACCGGGCGGCGGGGCTTATTGACTGAGGGATGGGGGCAATGCCCCCGTCTTTACTGCACTTCGCCGTCGCCCATAGATCCCATGGCCTGCGCTGCCATTTGCGTGGCCATGACTGCCATATGATGCGCCGGGCTGAGTTCGTTGCCGCCGTCCTCGCCGAAGTCAATGCTGACCTTGACCTGGTCGCCTTCGTCTTCAAACGTCACTGTTGCTTTCATCTTTGTCTCCCTCTTCGTTGGTTGGTTTGCTGGCCCGCAGCCAGGCCGGCAAGATGGGATACATGATCCCGTCGTGATCCAGCAGGTACGGCTCGTCGACATGGTTGGTGCGGGTCACATGGCAGCCGTGGATCTCGCCGGGTTCGAACCCTTCTTCGACGTTCATCTCCTTGCGGACTTCTTCCATCCACCAGCTCGGCGCGACGATCACCGGCAGCGGCGTCTCGGCCCACTTCTCCGGGGCGATCTTTTCCTTGAGCGCCATGAGCGCGTGCTGCACATTGGCGATGGAATAGATGGCGGCGCTCATTCGGTTCTCCCGTCGTAGGTCACAGAGGTGGTATCGCCCAGCCGCCACTTCGCTTTGTCCTCGACCGTGTACTTGGTCGTGGCCACCTTGAAGTCGGGCGTCTTGATCTCCTGCGGGTTGAGCGCAGGGTCGAAGAACTGACACCGGTTGTTTGGCTGCAGGGCGAACTGGCCGTTGTCCAGCTGCAGCAGGTTGTAGGACTTGTGCTCGTCCATGGTCTCCACGAAAGTGAAGTCCGGGATCCGCGGGTCCGGGCTGCAGCCGTCGAGCGTGAACATGTACCGGCCGGTGTGGATCTGCCGGTCTTTGCCGAAGAACTGCGCCCGCAGTCCCTTGAGCAGCGGCTTCTCAACCACAGTCACGTGGTACGACAGGGCGTCCCAGATCTGGAGCATGTCCAAAGGCAACAGATCGGCCTTGGGAACCTGGTCGGTCCACAAAAACGCACTGATCGGCAGCTTGTCGAACAGGGCGGCGTACTGGGGCAGGTAGGTTTCAAACCGGAAGGCCTCACCGCGGTGGGCCTTGACGCTGCACCAGACGCCCTCCACGAGGTCGTCGTGGCCGGACTGGTGGTCATACAGGTACTCAGCTCGGACGAGCACCTTGATGGGAGGTAGGGGGCAGACGAAGCTCACTCGACGATCTCCCAGTCCTCGGACAGCATGTCGGTCTGGCTGGCTACCCAGCCCGGCAGCATGGCGCGGCGGCCCTCTGAGTTGACCGTCCACATGTCGATGTGCGGCAGGATCTCGCAGGACTCTTGCCCCAGCGCGGTCGCGTACGGTGTGCCGGCGCGCAGCGGGACATCCTTCTGACCTGGCACCAGCACCAGCCACATGCCTCGGCCATTCCAACCGGCGCGGCTGACCCTCTTTCCAGCCTTCAGGGCCTCGATCGCCATCCCGAAAGACAGGCCCTTGACCGGGCGGTAGGCGCGGTTGAAGACGTCCATCGGGGACCAGGAGATGTACCCGGCATGGCGCGAATCATTGGCCTGGCCACCGTCGACATACTCGACCAGCATGCCGGCGTCTTCGCCGTTCTCGTTGGCCGGCAGCTCCCAGCCGCGATAGGCGTTGTACTCAGCGCGGGTCATGGGCTGAGCGAGGATCATTTTGGTTCCGATGTAGCGATTCATTGTTTCCCCCTTTGAAAGATTTCTTGTGCCAGCAGGTAGCCCTCGAGCGGCCAAGCTTTGTTGATGGCGTCCTCGTAGGCGTACTTCTCGCCGATCGCCTGGTTGAACTTGGCCGGGTCGACGCAGGCGGCGGTGCCCAGGATCACGTAGCCGTTCTCCATATGGAGCTGGCAGACGGTCGTCGTGGTGTCCGGCAGGATCGTGTAAGTTGTTTTCTTGACCTTGGCTTGGATGTCAGCCAGGGCCACCGTGGTGCGATGGTTCGTTGGTTCGGGGTAGTTCATGGGCTTCCTTTCACTTCTATTTTTGGGGTGGCTTGTTGAGGAATCATGCGGGTCGCCGGCCCACAATCATTGTGATATATTAGAAGTGACGAAGCACCCCAAACCTGTGAAGAACCGCATGGATACTAGGTTTCATAGGGATTAATTCGGCGGACTGCAAATCCGTGTACGCCGGTTCGATTCCGACCCCCGCCTCCAGCATTATCAACGGTTTACAAGGCATTTTCAACATCACTCTTGTGTAGTGTTAGAAGTACTTCTAACATCTTCTGGCTTCAGTGTTGCCGACTTGCTCACGAAGCCGCGGCGCTTAGTGGTGTAGTGCGCCGTCATCCGCTCCGTTGTATGGCCCAGCAGCCGGCGCGCTGCATCCATCCCTTCAGCATCCAGCATAGCCAGTCCCGCCATGGGACGCAGGTCGCGTAGCTGGAAGTCCTGGTGCTCGGCGTCAGCCTCTTCAGCTTTCTTGATTGCCGCGGTCCTGGCTGCGCTGAACCGGTACCGGAACGCGCCCACAGGGTTCAATGGCTTGCCGTCTTCGTCAACCAGTACGTGACCCTTCGGCTTGACGCGATCGCCCCGCAGGCGCTGTATCAAGGCCTCCAGCGCGTCGTCCGCGATGACCGTCTTGAAGCCGGTGGTCTTGTTCATCCAGACCTTGATCGAGATCGGGACCGACAGGTTGACCTTGCCCCAGGTCAGGCCGAACACCTCCTGCGGGCGCGTGCCCAGCCGGGCGGCCAGCTCCATCACGTCCTTGACCATCTGGTCACCGCAGCCCCAGACCAGCCAGTAATCCTGCGGCCGCACCTCAATCATGCGGTTGCCCGTGCCCGGCAGCTTGATGCCGGTGACCGGATTCGCCGTGTTCACAATGTCTCGAGCCTTTGCCCAGTTCCACATCGCCGACAGGAACCGCATCTCCTGGCCGGCGCTGTGCTTGGATGTCTCGCCGCGAACGTCCAGGTACTTGACCACGGCCGACGACTTGATGGCCGCGAACGGGTGCGGACCGAACACCGGGCGCATGACCTTCAGATACTTCTTGCGGTCGGCAATGGTGCGCGGCGCCAGCTCGCCAGACGCCACCTCCGCCTCAGCCCATTTCATGTACTCGTCAGCCACCGCGTTGAACGTGCCGGCCTCATTAGGCGACGGCCTTCCTTCGATCTCAGCCCACTTGCGCAGGGCGGCAGACTTGTTGTTCCCAAGCGGTGACCACTTGAGCTTCCCGTCAAGACGCACGACGTGGTAGTAGGCAACCCACTGCTTGCCCTTGCTGTTCGTGCCCCGCTTTTCGTGGAATCGTGGAAGTCGTTTCATGCCGTGAAGTATAACGCCTGTGATACCTTAGCGCAAGGCATCAAAGTTGAACTCCACGGCCTCTGCTTTGGCCGCTTCGTCCGCATGCTTGACGCCCATCGCTGCTTCCAGCGCCTTGCGATGCACTCGAGGCCAGCCGTTTTTGGACACCACAAAAGGGATTCCTGCACGGGTCAGCCATTCAATCAGGCCGCTGCGCGTCCAGCAGTCTGCGAGTGGACGCAGCGCGATCTCTGTAAAGATTTCGTCGTTGATCATCGCCGCCTCAAAAAGGAACTTGGTCATCCGACCACTCATCGCAGCCGGTGGGGAGAACGTCAGCAGGTACGGTGGCTGACCAGTGCGAACACTGCGCCTTCCCCACGTAGTGTTTGCAGTTGTTGCATGCCGGTTGCTTGCTCTTGATGAACGCAAGCTCGCGCTCGAGCAATTCGATCTTCATCTCGCGCTGCTGTTTGTTCATGCTCCCTCCGTCGCCTTAGCGATCGCTGCACGGGCTGCGTCAAACTCAGCCGTTGCACGGTCGGCTACCCGCACGACACCAATCAGCGCCGCCAGCAGATCAGGCGCAGCGGCGATCAGGCGGATGTTGGATTCCAGTTCGGAAAGATCAATCTCATATGATTTACTTGAACAAACAGCGAAGGCAATGACGTGACCATCAGCAGCAATTGGCGCTGCAACGCTGCTGCAGATGCCTTTTGCTTCGTCGTGGACTCTCCACGCGTGGTTGACGAACTTCCCCCGTTTGTTCCTGGCCACCCACGGCCCCGGTGTGTGTGTTCTCATGCTTCCTCCATTTGTTTTTCCCAGTGATACGAAACGATCTCTGGATACTTGTTTTGCTTTGTGACCATGATCGCCGCCGGTCTGCGCAGGATCGCGTCGCTGTACTCCAGCCACTCCATCGCCTGCTCTGTGCTCGTCGGAATTGCATTGATCGTGCTGCGGCTCTGCCACCAAACCTCTGCTTTCCTTCGCGCATAGCCGATGTGCGACAGGCAAACCCACTCGCTGGCCTGGCGCAGCATGCCGTCGTAGTACTCCACGCGCAGGCTGTCGGGGCTGCCTTCCTTCTTGTGCAGCCGATAGCGCACCTCACTCACCGGCACAGTCGCAAACATCGACTCCTGCTGGCTGCTCAGTACCGCGGCCGCCGACGCACGGGTGCCGTGCTTGATCCGCTCCGGCTCGGGGAACAGGTAGCCACAGTCGATGCACTCCGTCGCTGCTGCCGGGTTCAGGCTGCCGCACTCAGGGCACAGCTTGGTCGGCGCCTCGCCCTTCCGCGCACCGCTTGGCACCCGCCCCTTGACCGCGTCGACCGGCCCCATGAGCACCGTCGTATCGGTGAAGTCGGCCCACAGGCAGTCGGTCTTGCCGTCCGCAATGCGCATCCCACGGCCGGCGATCTGCACGTACAGGACCGGCGACTTCGTGGCACGCAAGAGAGCAATGAAGTCCACGGCAGGCACGTCAAAGCCGGTGGTCAGCACCGCCACATTAACCAGACACTTGATGCGACCGGCGCGGAAGGCTGCAATCAGCTGCGCCCGCTCGGCCTTCGGTGTCTTGGCGCTGACCATCTCAGCGTTGATGCCTCGCATGCGCAGGGCATCGCGCACGTGCTCGGCGTGGGCGATCGTCACGGCAAAGACCAGCCAACGCTTGCGGTCGGCGGCCAGCTGCACGATCTCGTCGCACGTGGCCTCGACCAGCTCCTCGGTGTCGGTGACCTTGGCCAGCTCGCTGACCACGTAATCGTCGCCACTGGTGCGCACGTCTGCCGCATCGATCTTCGTGACCGTGGTGGCCGGCACGAGCGGCGACAGGAAGCCCAGCTCGAGCAACTCTCGCATCGTCACGCGGGTGCTGATGTTGGTGAACAGCGGCGTCTCGCCAGCCGTCAGCCACACGCCATTGCCACGAAAGGGTGTGCCCGTCCAACCGATGCAGCGCGTGCTCGGGTTGTACTTGGCTAGGTCCGACAGGAACCCCCGCCACATGCCTTCCTCTTTCGGGTTGATCAGGTGGCACTCGTCGGCCAGCACGATGTCGATGCGACCCAGTAGGTGCGCGTCCCTCCAGATGCTGCCGATCGTGGCGTACGTGATCTGCCGGCCCAGGTCTTTGCGCCCGGCGCCTGCGCTGTATAGACCCACGTCTGCCTGCGGCCAGATGGTCAGGATCTTCTCGACGTTTTGCTCGAGCAGTTCCTTCTGATGCACTAGCACCAGGATGCGGGTGCCTGGGAACTCGGCGTCGGCGCGCTGCGCTAGGGCCGCAATCATCAGCGACTTGCCGGCGCCGACCGCCGCCTCAACGATTGGGTTGCCATCCGTGTGCTTGCCGAACCAGGTCCACAGTTCGTCCAGCGCGCGCTCTTGGTAGGGGCGAAGCTTCACGATGCCACCTCGCTCAGTGAGTAAACGGCTGCCACGGTTGATCTGCACTTGTCGACATCAAACATTGCGATGTGGCATTCCGATGTTTTGATACCGAGCTGACTGGCAAGCCACACATACGCACGCGTGCGGCTGAATTTTCTTGATCTCCACAGCGGATCGAAGACCGCATGCGCAGCAGCCCTGGCTTTGCGCAGCTCTTCGTTGGCCAGGCGCCCAAGCGGACGGTTGCTACTGCCGTGGCACCCGACATACGCATCGCATGGCCAGCAAACCCAGAACTGTTTTGATGCCAGGTCTTTGCGGTGCGGGTAGATGTAGTCGCCGGTAGTCAGCTGGGCTTGTTGCTCGCAGTAAGGGCAGGTGAGTGCATTGCTCATGCGACCACCTTGCTGCCCGGCCCGAAGACCTCGTCGATTTCCTTCTTCAGCTCTGCCATGCCGCCGGCCAGTGACTTTGCTTTCAGGTTGCGGATGTCATGGCTGGTCAGCGATCCGGGGTTCTCGCCGTTGCCAAACACAATGCCATCGCAATCGGTGTACATAACATCACCATTGACATAGTCCGTCTGCGTCGCGAAGTTCTGCAGCAGGATCGGGATGTACCGGTGCGAGCTGCAGCCGGTGCGCTGCAGGTCCATCGGAATACTGCTGATGTTCAAGTCGGCGGTGACTTTAGAGCAGGACCAGCGCGCTTCGCCGTTAATCTGCGGCGTGCTGTGAGCACACGTACGGCAGTTCACCTGCGGCGCTGCCGTGCCGTGACAGTGGTCATGGAAGTCGCACATCTTGCACACGTACCAGGACGGGTCTTCGCTAATCTTCAGCGGCGGCTCGGCCGCATTGATCACCCGCTCGGCTCGAGCCTTCAGCCGGGCGAACTCGACCGGGTCAAACTCCACGCGCTCGGTGTATAGCTCGTCGGTGTTCTTGTTGACCGCCATGTAGAAGGCGCGGTCCATGCCGGTCAGCCCCATGTAGATCTGCATCTGAGCTGCGTGCTGCGGCTTGGCAGTCTGCACACCCTTGCTCAGTTCCTTGAAGCTCTTGTCGTTGTGGGTCTTGAACTCCACCACGTGCCAGGTCTTCGGCGCCTCCGGGAACCCACGCGCCGCGCCGTCCATGCTGCCGCCGAAGTGGCCGCCCAGATCCGACACGCGCCACTGGTTGCCGGTGGTATCAACGTCATGCACCTCAATGCCGATGCGCCGCAGGTTGGAGACAAAGCGCGCCTCCTCGAGCTGGCCGGTTTCGAACAGGCGCAGCATGCGGCCTGGGAACTTCTTCGATTCAACCCAGCGAAACGTCATCCACAGATAGCGTTCACAAGCGTGGCCGATCAGGGACGCGCCCAGGTGCGGACGGTTGCCGGAGTCGGCGTCGTTCTCGTATGCCTGATAAATCAGGGCGGCAGTTGAATGCATGGGTTCGGGCACTTTGGCCATGGGTCTCTCCTCAAAAAACCAATACGGCTGGACAGGTTGCAGTCTTGTTGGCCGTGTGCGATGTGCCACTGTCACCACTTGGCCTGTCCAGGCGTATTAATCCTTGCCACCTATACGGAAGGGCGGGTTGCATCCCCTGCCGGCCGTGTGCGATATGCCACTGTCGCCCTTGGCCCGCCCTTTCGTATTGGTTGTTGGTGGCATCCCAACAGCGCCGAGCCACCGAGTCGAACGGTAGCCCCACCACATGCCCGTGAACGCCTTGTGCTTGGTTGCACAGCCACCAACAGGGATGAGGACTGGGGCCATGGTTCCCGCCAGTGCCTCTTACTCAAATCCAGTCCCCATCCTTGTTGGCCCCCGTCTTTCCGGGGTGTCAGCTGCATTTACTCAGCGTCTGCTGCGCTGGACGTAGCCAGTTCAACTCGAACACCATCCTGCATGGCAGCGACCAGCGTCTTCTGGTCGGCAACGTCGACGTTGATCAGATCCTTCGCTACGTACCGCAAAGCGGTGTGCTTGCTGCTGGCTTCAACCAGACGAAAGATTTCGCCGGCTTGCACGGCGTAGATACGGGTCGCCATCATTTGTTCTCCTCGGCTATTTCTTCGGTGGGTTCTTCTGCTGCCGTGGTCTGCGCTATTGCAGCAGCGCGTTGCATCATTTCAAGCTGCATGTTTGCCTGCGCTTCAACCTCTTTGATGAGGCCGGCGGTCTGCGCATAGGGCAGCTGCGCCAATGCATTGAGCATTAGCTCGACGCCGGGCTTGGTGACTTTGATAGTCAAGAGTGGAATCTGATCCATGGTTTTCCTCGTTGTTAAAAATAGGGTGGGGTACTCGCTGCGTCTGTGCCTTACTGGTTATCGCCACAATTCCCGCAAGCGGGTCAGAGGCATCACAGCATCCGCTTTCCCCGCAATCGTTACGCTGCGCTCTTCTTCGCCCAGGGAGGCGACGACGAAGCAGGCGCTGCGGCAGCCGGAGCGGCGGCAGGCGCC